CTATGCCTGTAACATCTACATCAGCATTCCCTATAGGTGTTTCTTCTCCTATAGACATTGTCATTTCTGAGCCAATTACGTTATAAATAGTGTTCTGTTCTATCTGTCCTGTAAAGCTTGTTAATTCTACGCCTGTTACAGATACATCAGCATTAGCTTGTATTGTTTCTTCGCCTATAGAAATTGTTAGTTCTTGTCCTGTAACTGATACTACAACATCAGTAAATGCTGTTTCTTCCCCTATAGAACTTGTCAACTGTATGCCTGTTACATCTATATTAGCATTAGCTTGTGTAGTGACGCTGTTGATTGAAATTGCAGCTTCTGAGCCAATCGCTTCAGGAGTCACACCAATATCAAGAGTTATTAAACCTATACTAGAATCTAATTGATCTTCAAATACATTTTGGAATTGATTTCCATCTGCGTTAATGTCTACAGGCCTAATAGAAATAGTTGCTTCACTACCAACAACTGATAATGCTTGTACATCGTTGATACTCGTTGTTAATTGAATTCCAGTAACGTCTACATTACCATCAGCTGTAATAGTTTCTTCACCAATTTGAGTTTGTAATTCTTGTCCAGTTAATTCTACGTTTGCATCCGCAGTAATTTCAGCAACTGCACCAATAGACATAGTTGCAGATACAGATCCTGTTTGTACAGAGTAAGCATCACCCCATACCATTGATCCCCAAGCATCTCTACCCCATCCAGAACCAATTAAAAAGTTATCATCAATTGTTACTGTACCTGGTGTTGGTGTTAAAGAAATTCCAGTAACGTTTACACCTATACCAATTGTTTCTTCACCGAAGAAGGTTTGAAGTTCTTGTCCTGTTAATAATTGATCTACAGAAGTACCACCAACTGCACCTGCGTTAGTTGCAGTTAATTGTATTCCAGTTACATCAATATCAGCGTTAGCGGTTGTTGTTACGGATTCTATAGAATAGGTAGCTTGAATTCCTGTTGGGTTTGCAAAGGCTCCGGATAAATCACCCCAAGTATTTTCACCCCAAGTGTCTCCACCCCAACCGACTTGTAATTCGGCATCAGCAGTAACAACACCAATACTTAAAGACGCACTAGAACCTGTTAGTAAAACTTCGTGATCAATTATTACTTCAGTGGTTGTTCCTAAAGTAACTGAACTTTGTGTTCCTGTTGGAAATACACCAGCATCAAATCTTACAAATATATCCCCAATTGTATAAGTGATTTGTAAACCTGTAACATCAACATTAGAATCTCCGGTGTTTGTTACCTGGTCTACACTTAAACTTAATTGTTGGCCACTGGGTAAGGCGGTAGCATCACTAAGGTCTCCCCAAGAATCTTCGCCCCATAATTTATTACCCCATCCAGTAGCCATATCATTTTAGTTCCTTATTGCTTTATTATGCAATTCTTAAAATCGCAGCAGAAGTTGTGAATGCAGGGAACTGGATTGTAAATGTTCCAGAAGTTGCAGTCTTGTCTCCACCGAAATCTAACACAGCAACTGCTTCAGTAGTACCTGTACCACCATCAGTTGTTGTATTGTAAATCAAAGCACCTCTTGCTGTTAGTGTAACACCAGTGAAAGATAAATCAGCAAAGTCAGTGATAGCGACTCCTGATGAAACTTTAACACCTTGGTTTACTAAAGCTTTACCACCTGCAGTATATCCCGCTGGTGAAGTTACTTCATTTGTTGAAGCGTAGTTTGTAGTTGATGCACCTAATGTTGCAGCAGAAGTATACATAGCTAAATTAAATGTATCTCCTCCACTATCAAAATCATGCTCACCACCTAACAATTGCTTTTTGAATGAATTGCAAATTGCGTTAGTTGTAATAGCCATAATTGTTCTCCTTTAAAATTACGTATTTGGTGATGGTGAAGGTATCTTAATTCTTGGTACCCCATCATCGTATTCTGCACGTCTTCTTCTCCCCATTTGTTGAAGAGCAAAATTCTGTACTTCTTCATTGTACTTTGTTTCGTACAGTTTGTACATATCCATAGGACCTTTTAGATATCTAAAAGCCTCAGCTAATACACCATGTAACAACATTGATTCTTGGTAAGTAGATAAAAATGTATTGTTAGTTGATGTAAATTCTGGAGGATCTGTAATGTAATTGATTTGTACAGTATATGCAGAATCTGGTATAGGTGCTACAAGTATATTAAAATCGTCCCAATTAGCCCAATATTTAGGAAGACCTGTTGCAGCATTATTATTATATTCAGAAATAAAACTTGTATCTCTTCTCTCTAGAAATGTTCTTGTTGATCCATCAATCACTTGAACAGATCTCATAATAGTTAAATCAGCAGGTAAACTTACGTATCTGTTTCCTGATGTAAATGTAGATGTTGAATATTTTCTAAGGTCATCATAATCAACTTTACCTGCAACATCGAGTTCTACAGATCTAATAAAATCTTGAATAATTTGATCAGTTAAAACTGTGTTACTTACTTCAGTATAGTTTCTTACTTGTGTTAAAAAATCTGCATGTGTAATTGCCATTATGTAATACTCACTGTTACGGATTTAACTTGTATTGATAATTGTCTTCTTCTATTTTGTAACGAAGGGTCTGCAGGTTTCATCTCAGATGTACCTTGATTAATAAATGCAAAATCTCCAGGAAGTGTTAAATTAGCAACACCAACGGATGCTCCTCCCGAATCTGCTTGAACACCATTTCTATTTGTAGGTTGTTGAAATCTTTGTGGTCTTGTATTTTGTAAAGCGATTGCATCAGCTACAATACGTTTTCTTCTAATTTGAGGATGTTTAGGCTCAAACTCAGAATAATGAACTAAAGACCCATTCCATTCTTTGACCATCTCATTATACGGAAATGCCATACCAGATCTATCTGATATCGCTAGTGAACTTTTACCTGTAGCCCATTTTGGCATAATTAAACTCCATTAGGATAAAAAGATTGTGGAGTAATAAATGTCGATGCTCTTTGACCATCTTCATCTAATGCTCTTTTCAATTCATCCTCATAAACTAATTTATTTTGTTGCACTAATTGAGGTGCTTTTTTCATAGAGATATAATAAGCTAATCCAGCACACATGCACGGTAAAAATCTGTATGCAACATCTGCATCATTTGTATATGCTCCTGCATCTTCAATTCTTTTAATTACGTAAAATTTTAAAGTTGTGTAAGTATTTAAATCTGGAGCTTGATATAAATATATTTTAGGTGTTGTTTGTCTATCGACATAATATTGTGATGGTTGACCCGTTGCTAACTTATTAGGTAATGCAGCATACGCTGATCTGTCTATTTTAGTAATTGAAACATCTTGTGTATTTGCATCATTTGATGCTGCTGCAGTTGATGACACATAAGCCTCAAGCACATCATTAACATCTGAGTCCACTGTGTATTCAGCTTGCCCAGCGACTAATGCAATTTCATTTAACTCTGTTTTCCATAAATGAATACCTCTATTACCCCATTCTGCAAATAAAAGATCTAAACTTCTTCTTGCTGAACGCATGTCATAACCAGAAGTAGTTGAAAGACCACATCTTTCATAGCCTTCATCAATTACTTCATCTATGTTCAGGTTAAAACTAGTAGTTCCTGAAGTAGCCATTTATAGTATCTCCTTTTTAGCGGCCGCTTTGAGAGTGTAAAGCTTCTCCTTTTTGCGGTTGTACAACTTATCTGATTGTACCACTTTTAAACTAAATTTTGAAGACCTTAGGTTTTTTGCTATTGGGTTTCTTTTTAACTTGTAATCTTTTCTTTTTTTCACCTCTAGCACCTCTTAATTTACCCTCTACCTGTTGTCGTATTTGTCCTCTACTGATTGCCATTATAAATCAACTGCCTTTCCTATTATGGGTTTATATTTAACTTTTTTATCTTCTCTGTACGCATGTAAGAATTGTCTTCTGGGTTGATATGGTATCCAACTTGCGTGAATCCATCCGCTGTTAGGCTCTCCTGGCGTATAGAATTCTAAAATCAATTGATCTGTTTCTAAATATTTATGTATCCAATCAGCGAGTTCTGCATTGTCTACACCAATTACTTCGAAGTCTGCGGCCTCAGCTTTGGCATGCTGTGAATTTTCTGAACTTCCAATTGCTCTACATAATTCCGGGGACCTGAAGCCTGATGTCACCTTCACTCTACCGAACTGATCTCGTACCGGCTGCAAAACATTTTCACACAGTTGTTTTAACTTATCAATCTGATCACCATTAGGATTGTTATCAATATTTAAACGGATTGCGGTATCCGATTTAATTAATTCTTGAAGCGTGAAGTTTCGAGAAAGATTCATTAGTGATTAATAATTTTATTTATACTTATACTACCATCAATATTTTTTTCAAGTTCTGCTTCTACCTCAGAACACATAAATCTTTTATCAGCCATATCCATGTTTCGTGTTGCTTCTCTCTTCATTTTTAAACATGTTGATACATCAGGTTGAATACGATGTTCTACCATTTCTCCACCTATAAATAAACAAAGTGCTATAACGTATTGTACCATTAATGATTCCCATTAAGTTTACCAATATTAGCTCTAACGCTATCTTTCAATTTCTCTACGTCTATACGTAGTCTTTCTACATCTGTTTGTAATCTTTCAATATTAACTCTGTTGTTCATCATACCATCAACACGTTCAGTTAATTTCTCTAACCCTTCTGCAATATGTTCTAATAACATAAACTGCTCCTGGTCGATTGGTTTCTGTGCAGATGCTTCTAATAAATCTTGTTCAAATAATTTGTTAGCTGTTTCTAACATGTTTAATCTTTCAATAACACCAAATGCAAACCATGCGCCTATAACAATAGCACAAATCAAACCTATTAAATTACGTAACGGAAGACCGATACTTGTGTTCTCGTTGATTTTTATTGACATGAAAGACACTCATCAGAATCAGAATCTAATTCTGCTAACGCATCTTCTTTACATTCTTGACTACAGAAAAAGTCTAGTGCGTCTTTTGCAGTGAACTCTTTTTCACATTGTTTACATACTTGTTTCATTTACTTGCAACCTTTCCCTTATTTACACCTTCTTTTATCACATATTTTTGTGTACCGTTAGCACCAGTTTCAACTTCTTTTTTTAAATTTTTGAACAAATTCATTTGTTTTTCTTTTTGTTCTTTACTTTTCAAGAAAGATTCAATTGTTTTTGTATCTCTCATTTGTCCTCCTTTGGTTCTATTTCATAGAACATTTTGTCAGTATCTTCTGTAACCCAATCCGAAGTTTCGACATCCCAGATAGTGTTTTGTACTTTATAGTCAGGCCAACTGTTATCAGTAGTGTATGAATTAACATGCCACAAGATGCGATTGTTAGGCTGAGCAGCAAAATTGCCGTTAGCAAGAGCCAGTATATGCGCACACTTATGCTCTTGAGGGATTTCAGAATGTTCTGTATTGAGTATATTAGTCTCTGGATGCGCCCAGTCAACAGTAAAAAGATACTCTCCATGATAAAATTTTTTATCTTTTCCCAGGTATTTACCGTCTATACCAGCCAACCAATCAAAGCAATGCAC